AGGGTTTAGCTATGTTTATATTGATGGCAGTGATAATTTTAGATTTATAGTAGCTAACAGTTTTGATGCACTAGATACAGTTGTTAGAAATCTATCTAGAGACCCAGATTTAGCTAAAACTAGTTTTGGTACTAATACGATAGTTAAAGATATATTAAACAAAAAGGGCATACCTAGTGGTAGTGTAACTAAAACTGCTCGTCGTAAGGTAGACATAGGTCATGTGGCTACAGCAGATGAAGATCCACTAACTTCGCCACTTGAACTAAAAATTGGTGATGTACTAAAGTTTGGTGAAGGCACACACAATCAACAAATTGTTGAGCTAGCACGCAAAGCCCTACAAGATTTATACAGTATTCAAGTAGGTGCTCAGTATAGTTTTAAAAACGTAGCGCCAGAAGCTATTGAGGCTACACAGCGAGTACTAGGCAAAGGTTATGTAGTAGTTACGCTACACAGGCAAAAACTAAATAATAAGTTTTCTGTTGAAGAAGCTAAGATATTTCGTGAGTTAAAGGCAAGTATTGCTAAAGTATTAACAGGTAAAGATTTTCCTAATCTTGCTGGATCCAATACAATTATTGAAGACGTTGAACAATCAATACTAAATGCTCTAGCTCCTAAAAAGTCTAAAAAGCCTAAAAAGCATGTTGAAAGAAAGCGAATACCTAAGCGTATAGATATTCATGCTACGCCGCAAGTAAAAACCAAAAAGATTACTGTAAAAAAGCAAAATGCTGAAACTGCTAGCAAAGAGCAATCACCAGTTGATTTGCAGAGTATAATAAATCAAATGCTATTTGCTAGAATTCGTGCTAATATGGGTACAGGTAATCGGCGTGATATATTAAATTATAGAAGCGGAAGGCTTGCTAATAGCGCAACAGTAGAGCGAGTTAGTATTAGTAAACAAGGAATGGTTACTGCTTTTTATAGTTATATGCGTAACCCATATGCTACTTTTAGTCAAGGTGGCAAACAGCAGTACCCTCGTAGTAGAGATCCCAAATTATTGATTGGCAAATCTATTAGAGAAATTGCTAGCCAATTGATGATTACAAAACTAAGGGCGGTACCACTATGAGCAAAAGATCAAGTATATTAAGTGCCTTAGCAGAAAAGTTAAAAACCATAGATGGTGTACCACCATATCAAATAAACTTACAAAATAATGCTTTTGCTAAACTTAAGTTTTGGGACGAAGTACAAGATTTTCCCAGTGTTTACTTAAGTCCTGGTGCGGAAACACGCGAGTATCATCCCAGTGATTTTGCCTGGGGTATGTTACGAATATGTGTTAAAGTATACTGCAAAAGCGAGGACTATGCACAAGAGCAACTAGAGCTGCTATTAGGCGATATAGAAACTTGCGTAGATAAGAACAGACGATTAGTCTATGATACAACGAATGGCTATGAAACAACAGAAATTTTAATAGACTCGATAACTACGGACGAGGGCCTACTAGCTCCCTATGCAGTTGGCGAGATTTACTTACAGGTTCGTTATCAGATCATGTAAGCAACCGTATTTAAGAGACCTAATACAGATAATAGTCTCGTAAATGGCTCGATAAATACCTTATTATAGGAAAAAAACGATGTCAATTAATTTACTTCGTAATAGTAAGGTTTACTTTACTACAAATGTCGACACTACAGCTCCTAATATTGGTAAAATTTTAACCACTGGTTTTAACGGCACAGTGCCTAATACTTGGGAAATCCAAGTATTAGATGACTTAAGCTTTAGTCAAACTACAGCTGTAGAAACAATTGCTGTTAATGAAACAGGTGATGCACCTATTCGTGGTCAGCGTAGTTTTAATACTGCATTAAATCCAGTAGACTTTAATTTTACCACATACATGCGTCCATTTAAGACCAGTAATCCAGATACTATTACTAGTATGGTAGTTACTTTAGTTGGTGGTGCAAATGCTGGGACTATGTCAGGCGATAACACTAATACAGCCAATTATAGTACGCAATTTGGACTAGCTACTCAGGTAATTGTTGCAGCACCTACTGGCGGTACGGCAGCTAAACTTTATCCAATATTCGGAACAAATTCTGCACTAGCAAACTATAATAAATTAGTAGGTTTTGGTATTGGTGATGGGGGTTCAGGGTATACTAATGGGCAAACATTAACAGCAACTGTAGTTGATCCAGATTCTCCAGCGGAGACTACTGAATCTTTTACGTTTGTAGTTACAACTAGCGGCAGTTCTACTAGTAAAATAAACGCAGAAGAAAGCGTATTGTGGAACGCAATGTTTGCAGTAGATTCTATTGGCGGAGCAAATCCGGCATGGACTCTAGGTAATGGATCAGATCCCGCTGTTTGTGTATTAACAAAGAGTAATAAACATCAACTACAGCGTTTTGGTTTAATAGTAATTTTTGATCAAAACGCATTCTTATTAGATGATTGTTCACTAAATACAGCTACAATTGATTTTGGTATTGATGCAATTGCTAGTATACAATGGAGTGGGCAAGCACGTGCTGTACGTAGATTAGCTGCGCCTACAGATACTGCAGGTGTTTGGACAGGTTCATTGGCTAGTGTTGCAAGCACAATTGGATATTTACCAAAGATTACTACAGCACCATTTATTGCTAATAAATTAAGTACCGTTAGTTTAACAAGCAAAATTGGTAGCTACGGTAGTAGTCCAAGTTATAATGGTAGCGCAAGCGGTAGTGGTACAACTTATGTAATGCCACTAACGGGTGGTAGTATTACACTAACTAATAATATTACTTATTTAACACCTGCTTATATGGCTAGCGTTAATCAGCCAATTACATACTTTACAGGCAGTCGTAGTATTACCGGTACATTAAGTGCATACTTACGTACAGGTAGCGGTGGTACTAATTATAGCGCTAATTTATTTAGTGACTTAGTAAGTCAAGTAAATAGCGACAGTGATCCTGAATTTTATTTACAAGTAGAAATTGGTGGTGGCAGCAATTCTGTTAAAGTAGAATTAGAAATGCCTGGAGTTGTATTAACAATTCCTACTGTTAATGCTGAAAGCGTAATCACAACTACTGTAAACTTTACTGCTCAAGGCACAGATAATAGCGCGTTTGATATTTTACAAAATAATGAAATAATGGTCAAATATTTTGCTTAAGTTTTATAAACCGGAGCTAGCTAGTGCTAGCTCCACTAACTACATAGAGACATGGCTGAACTTAGTTTAAAAAATTTATTAGTACCATCCAAGAGTATTCAGGTAGAGTTTCCTGGTATGCCTGGATTTTTTATTGATGTGGCTTTTTTAAGTCGTGAAACCCTAATCAATATTCGCAAGAAAGCAACAAAAACTACTTTTAAAAATCGTCAACCTCAAGAGGAGTTAAACGACGAGCTATTTTTACAGCTATATGTAGAACAAGCTGTAAAAGGGTGGACTGGATTAAAAGTTAGTTATTTAGAACAATTAGCACCTGTAGATGTTAGTCACTTAAATCCTGAAGATGAACTAGCATATACTAGTGAAAATGCACTATACTTAATGAAAAATAGCTCAAATTTTGACAGTTTTATTAGTGAGCAAGTAGCAGACCTGGGAAACTTTTCCAAGAGCAAATAGAGTTAGTTGAAATAGACCTTAAAAACTACTTTCAAAATAGTAGCGTAGGTATGACCAAAGAGCAATATTTGGACATGTGCCAACAATTAGGTACTGAACCAATTGATAGCGAAATACCTATAGAACTAGATGATCTACCACTAGAAGTGCAACAAGCTCTACTTGTTTATAGAATGTTACGTGATGAATGGGAAGGATTTAATGGTTTGTATTTAGGTAAAAGCTTTATTGGCTTAACTGAAATACTACAATATACAGAAATCGATCCACAAGATTATAAAATTATACTTACATTGATTAAATTAATTGACACTATACGTGGCAATATAATCAATGAAAAACAAAAGAAGCCTGCCAGTGGTTAAACTTGCAGGCTTTTTTATTACTAAAAATTTTAGTTTGACATTTTATTACCCTTGTGTTATAATTGGTGTAATTTCCAATATTTTGGTTTAAACCACCTGGAGCAGCTATGGCAGGTAATCGCATAGAATATGATATAGCAGTATTAGATAAGGGTGGTACGATTCAAGGTCGTACTAACGCTGCTAAAGAATTAAATAAAGAATTAGAGCGTACACAAAAATTAGCTAGTGGAACAAGATCTGGCGATCAAGCTATGCGACGGGCCGGCTACGGTGAATACACAACAGCAGGTGGAGTTACAGGCCGCGGAGGTGCTAGCGCCAGAGACTTTGCCGCTGAAGCTCAAGGCTTAGGCGGGCTAGTTAGACTATATGCTACATATGCAGCTAACGTATTTGCTGTAAGTGCTGCCTTTACAGCATTACGCGAAGCAATGAACACCGAAATAATGATTCGTGGCCTAGATCAACTAGGTGCGGCTAGTGGTATTGCTATGGGTGGATTAGCCAAGCAGTTTGCTGCTGCTAGTGGTGGAGCTATTAGTTTGCGTGAGTCTATGGAAGCTACTGCCAAAGCTATAAGTAGCGGTTTAACAGCTCAACAATTTATGCAATTGGGAGAAGTAGCTAAAGGAGCCAGTCAAGCACTTGGTGTTAATATGAGCGATGCTGTTAGCAGATTAACACGCGGTATTACAAAGCTAGAGCCAGAATTACTAGATGAACTCGGCATCTTTACTAAAACTGGTAAAGCTGCCGAAGATTATGCTCGCAGTGTTGGTAAAGCAGAATCACAGCTAACAGATTTTGAGCGTCGTCAGGCATTTGCTAATGCTGTTTTAAAAGAAGGCACGGATAAATTTGGTGAAATTGCACAAGCTGGCAATCCATACGACCAATTATTAGCCAGTTTAAAAAATGTAGCGCAAGATATATTAACTGTAGTTAATACGGTGGTAGGACCAATAGCAAAATTTTTAGCAGAAAATACTGGATTAATTACAGCCGGTATTGGATTAATGGCACTAAAAATTACACAAATGGCTATACCTACACTTAATAGATATAGTGACGTTTTAAAAGCTAGCGCAGCACAAGCTGGAAAATTTGCTGCTGTTCAAAGTGAACGTGCTTGGGCATCTCAAGCAGAAAGAGCAAAAGAACAATTAGGTATTACAGCTAGTGAACAACGTATGGTAGGGTTAACAGCTGAAAGAGTTGTACTAACTGAACAATTAGAAAAGTTAAAGAAACAAAAAACTACTATTCAAGATATTGTAAGTCTTGAAAACAAATTAGCTGGAATACAGGCAAAAATTAGTGCAGAAAAAAGATTTCAAGCAAAACAAGACGAAGAGCTGCAAAGCCGACTACTAAAGCCCCCTAGTGTATTAGGCGGAGATATTCATGCTATGATGATGGCCTCAGCCAGTCGTGGAGCAGATAGAAGGTACATTGGTAAAACTATATTATCTGATGTAGTAGAAAAAACAGCAGATGCGGGCACAATAGCCGGATTTAAAGAATTAGGTAAACAGTTAGGTGAATATAGTGGCAGACTAGGTACTGCAGGAAAAATTACTACTGGATTTACTGGTAGTTTGGCAATATTGGGCCAAACATTTTTAAATTTAACTAGTTTTGTTAGTAGATTTTTTCCTATATTAGCTGTTTTAACAACTATAATGGAAGTAGCAGAACTATTATTTTCTAAAAATGCTAAAGCTGTTAAAGAATTTGAAAGTGCTATTGATAGCTTAGCAGAATCTACTAAAACTGCTACTGCTGTTGCAGAAAAATACAAAGATACACTAACAGTAGACAGTATTAATGCCTATGCAAACAGCATAGAAGGTTTAGCTGATAACTTAGAAAAAGTAAATATGGCTTTTGCCAAAGCAGACAGAGCAAGCAGTTGGTTTGACAAAGCAAAAGATTTTTTAGCAGTATTTATAGGTGGACAAAGATCTGCTGTTCTTGCAGATAATTTAGCAGATACTATTACAAATTCTTTAAAAGTTATGCCAGTTGGTGCTATACGTGATCAAATGGCACAATCAATAGGAGATATACTAGGCACTACTGATTTGTCAGAAGAAGGTATAGCAAAAGTATTAGTAAAACTTACTGATAGTTTAAGTGATAAAGAACTACTTAAACTTAGTAGGGGTGTTCAAGACGTAATACAAAATAATAAAAAAATACTGAAAGATGCTCAAGCAGTTACACAAGATGTTAGAGAAACTGCTAAAGCTAGTGAAACAGCCTTTCAAAATCTAGCTAATGCTACAAAAGATAATAGCCCACTAACAGTATTTTTAGCTAATACTGTTAAACAAGCAGCTTCACTTAAAAAAGCGCTAGATAGTGCCGTAGGTGCACGAGGTGCTATGGATGAGTTAACTAAAAAAGGTGGATTAGAATTTTTAACTCCTGAAACAGCCCTATCTTTATCACCATTAGTAGAAGAATACAAGCAACTACAGACTCAATCCGATAACTATAATAAAACTTTAGCTACTAGTGAAGCAAAATTAAAACAACTACAGAAGGAATTATCTAGTGGCCCATTAAGTTTTACAGCAGAAACTGAAAAAAGATCAGAATTAGCACGATTACCAGACATTATAGATAATGCTAAATCTAAATTAGGCGATTTAAATGGTCGTATGGAACAAATAGCTGAAACAGCTAGAAAACTAATACAAGATAGTGTAGTTAGACAAATAGACGCTAGCTTAGCTAATTTTAAGTTAAGACTAGCACAGCTTGGAGTTCAGCAGCAACAATTTATAGTTGGTACTTATAAAGAACAAACACAAGAAAGTGTGAAACGTCAGACAGATCTAGCAATAAAAGCTATAGATATACAAAGTAAACTATCAGATAGTAATATGAAACTTGTATTAGGTATAGAATTACTACGTTTACAAGTACAACGTGATGCTGATTTAAGGGAGCTGCAGTTTTATAAAGAAGCACAAGATAGAGGAAATGTACTAGAACCACAAATAGAACAACGTATACCTGAATTACAAAAGCGTATAGCTAGAACCGGTGAAGTAGAACGAGCTATTGGAGCTTTTGATGTTACTAGATTAAGTGAATTAGCTAAACAAGATCCCACATTAGTTGCGCTATTAGACCAGTTAAAAGGTGGAGCACTTGCTAGACAAGGTTTTGCAAATCAAAGAGAACAGGCTGCACTTAAAGGAGCTATTGATTTAGCTGGAGTTAAAACTAGAGATATTGTTGAAGGATTACAAAGCCAAGCTGAAGCTATTAATAGACAATTAAATGAAATGACTGATCAAGGTCCAGGCGGACAACAAGCTAGGTTTGAGTTAAATCAAAGATTGAGTGCTTTACGTTTACAAATAGAACAAGAGCGATATAAAGGTGCTATAGAAGCTGCAGGATTAACGTTTGAAGCAGATAAAAAAGCAGCAAAAACACCCGCCGCTTTAGAAGAAGCCCAAAAAGTTTTTGATGCAGCAATATCGAGAAGTACAAAACTATATAATGAAGCTTTAGCAGATATTGAATCTAGTAGTAGAAAGACGCTATCTGAATTGGCAGCTAGAGGAGAGGAAGCAGTACAGCAAGTTAGATTAACAGAAGTTACAAGACTTTTAGATAATTTAACTGCAACAACAGAACGTACACAAGCTGCTGATAATGCAGCCTTAACATTATTAGAACAAAAATTAGATTACGAACGTCAAATTTTTGATTTTAAAAATAGTACTGGTCAATTAACAACAGAAGAATACAGATTAGGCACCTTACGCTTACAACAATTAACAAATGAGCTTACTTTACAAAAATCTTTATTAAATGCTGTTAATGCCAGAGATAATGCTACTTTACAATTATTACGAGATATGGCCGCAGCGCCAGGAGCGGATACTGAATTTGGTCCAGTACCTCAAGCAGGTCAGCCTACGTTTATAGCTCGGGGAATTGCAATGGGTCAGGCATTTACAGATACTGCAACTGCAGCTAGTACTTTATATAACCAACAATCAAGTATTTTAGCATTAAACGTATCATTAACAGATAGCGCGGTAAAGCTTGGAGAAACCTGGAGCCAGCAATTTAGCAAAATGACAGACGCACTGATGGAATTTGTAAAAACTGGAAAGTTTAGTTTTAAAGATTTTATGACCAGTATGTTAGGAGATTTTACACGTACATTATTACAAATGCAAATGCAAAATTTTGCTAAAGCTTTGTTTGGAGGCACTGGTGCAGTAGGATCAAGTCTTGCGGCATTTTTTGGCATACCAAGTGCAATGGGTAATGCTTTTAGTACTGCTGGTGTAATGAAATATGCTATGGGCGGAACATTTACTAATCAAATAGTAAATAAACCTACTTTATTTAAAGCTGCTAATGGTCTTGGTGTAATGGGAGAAGCTGGACCCGAGGCTATTATGCCACTAAGACGTGGTTCTAATGGCGTATTAGGTGTTGAAAGTTCGGGCGGAGCAGTTAGTGTTGTAGTTAACAATTATGGAAAAGAACGTGCTGAGGTTAAGGAAACAACTGATGGACGAGGTAACCGTAAAGTAGAAGTAATAGTTGGTGAAATGGTTGCTGGAGAAATGAGTCGTATAGGTAGCCCACTACAACAAACAATGGGTAATACTTATGGCTTAACCATGCCGCCAGGAAGGAGATAATTATGGCAATACCAAGCTGGCCTAGCGCCCCGTTTCCACAAAATCCACAACGTGGTTATCAAGAAACTATTGGTACCAATATTATTCGTTCTGCGATGGATGCAGGTCCGGCCAAGATGAGATTTCGAGGCCGTAGACCTACTACTATGGCACTAAAATTTTTACTAACTAATACAGAAGTAACTACACTAGAAACTTTTATAAATAATACCTTATATGGTGTAAGACGATTTAATTTTACGCACCCTAGAACAAAAGCAACAGTAGAATGTAGACTTGTTCCACAAGGCGAAGGTCAGTTTTTTACACTTGATTATGTTGCACCAGATTATTATATGGCAAATTTACAGTTTGAAATACTACTATGACTAGAATTAATAACCTTTCCGCTGCCGCTATTAAAGCTATGTTTTCCTCTGAAACAGAGGAACAACTTATTATGCTATTAACAATACATGATCCTGACCCTACCGGATCCGAGTATCCTATTAGACTAACAGATAGCTTTACAGGAAGGTTAACAGGATCTACTACTGGTTGGGTTACTCAGGAGTTAGAAACAAAGGAAGGTTATACTACAGATAGTGAAGTAATATACGGAGTAACAAGAACTGTTAATAGTCAAGTGCAAGAATTTGTATTTATACCCATGCAAATTAATTTACCACCAGAACAAGAAACAGGTGTTGGTACATTATCTATTACTATTAATTATGTTACTCCACAGGCTATTGCATTAATTAGAAAATATCTAACAGAACCCGTTCGAGTAACAATTGAACTGGTACTAGGCAGTAGTCCTGAATATACAGAAGCGCTTTTTGATAATTTTTGGATAACTAGCGCTACTTATAGCGCACAATCTATATCTTTACAATTAGACATGGTAAGTTTTAGCAGGGAGCCATTTCCTAGCTTTACATTTTCTCCAACATATTTTCCAGGGTTATTCTAATGAATTATGACAGTTATATAGGTCTGCCATATAAAGAGAATGGCAGAGATAAGTCTGGAGTAGACTGTTGGGGATTAGCAAGAATATTTTATGATGAGCAGCTAGGTATAAAGTTACCTAGTTATGCTGATTTATACGATGGTAGCTACGACCCTAAGGCTGTAGCTACCATTAACTATTTTAAAGATAGCTGGTCTAAAGTAAGCACTCCACAACTAGGCGACTTATGTTTATTTAATATATTAGGTGAACCCATACACGTTGGTGTATACATTGGCGGTGATAAGTTTTTACATAGTCGTGATGGCAAAGATAGTGTAATTGAGCGATTAAATAGTCCTCAGTGGTTTCGTCGACTAGAAGGCTTTTATAGATATACAGAAACAGTAAATTTGTTACAAGTAACAGGTGTACCAAATCCGCTACAGTGGAATACTGTTGTAGAAACAGCACAGGCCGGTACTAGTGCACAGGCATTTGCAGATTATTTATCTGTACGCTATAAGTTAAGCACAGGTTTAAAAAAACGACTAGTACTAATGGTAGATGGAGTACCAATACCACAAGAACTGTGGGCAACCACTTATTTTACTGAAAAAAGTAATATTAGTTATAAGGTAGTAGCACAAGGCAGAGGCCCTGCAGGTAGATTAATTGCATTTATAGCCGTACTTGTAGTTAGCTACTATCTAGGCCCAATACTGGGCACAGCAGGCATGGAAGCTGCTGCTACTGCTCAAACAATTGGTGGTATAGATGTTGCAACCACTATAGGCACTGCTAGCGGTTGGCAAATGGCCGGCACACTAGCAGTACAATTTGCAGGGTTTGCGCTAGTAAATGCTGCATTTCCTATACGTCAACCAAAAGATCCTGGGCAAGGTACGCCTACTAACTTATTTAGTGGTACCCAAAATCAAGCAAATCCGTTTGGTGCTATACCTGTTGTACTAGGTACTCAGCGAGTTACTGGATTACTAGGAGCTGCGCCCTATTTAGAGGCACTAGAACGCACTAGTTTACTTAGGCTGTTAGTTATTTGGGGATTTGGTCCACTATACATAGACCGTAACACTATTAGTGTTGGTAGCACACCAATTAGTAGATTAATTCAACAAGCAGATAGTGCCAGCAATCCTATTAGTGGCAATGAAAAATACTTTACACTAGAAGGAATAGCGGCAGCAGAGTCTGCTAGTGATAAACAATTATTTGATAGTTACTATCCTAGTGATGTACAGCAGCTACCAAGTAGTAGCGTTGAGCTAGTAAACGATAGTAGCGGCAATCCATGGAAATGGGTTACTTTTGCACAAGAGTCTACTAGTCTTAAAATAGCTTTTAATTTTCCTGATGGTTTACGACAAATCAATGTTAAAGATGGCGAAACTAGCGAAGCAGAAGTTCAACTTGCAGTTATAGTATTTCCAGAAATATATGGAAATGCTGCTACATTAGATCCGGTAAATCCTACACTGCCTACTAGTCAAGCTGTAAAACCTTATGAGCTTAAAAGTAGTGTTACACTATCACTTGGTGTAGTTCCTAAGGAGCATACAACACAAGCTTTAAATAATGAAGTATATGAGACAACCATAATAACACCGCTTTATAGAAAAAGTATAGTAGCACTAGAAACCAATGGTTCATTG